AAATGCTAGATTGGCTAGACAAGGAACAGGGTCAGCAACAAATAATCAAGGTTCAACTAAACCAAACAACGGATTTAAGCCCGACCCATCACCACCGGATTACACTAGAGATTATATAAGTCCAGAAGAATCATATCAAACTAATATACCTACGCAACAAGAAACATCACCAAAACCTTTACCAGCATCGAGTGGTAGTGTACAAGATGATGATAATTCGGGACAAGGATCAATAGTAAGTCCTGAAGAAATAGGAAGAGGACCATAATGGAAGATATATTTAACCCGCAAGGATCAACTAAAGCAAGTAAGCCTGATGCCGGCGGTGCCAATTTAAGACCAGTTCCTGTTATAGGTATTGTTAAAGATAATATTGATCCAGTACGTTCCGGAAGAATACAAGTTTATATCGCAGATTTGAATGGCGAAGACCCGGACAATAGTGATAGTTGGGTTACCGTATCATATTTAAGTCCGTTCTATGGATTTGTAGAACCCATTGCCGGACAAACAGGTTATGGTTCATTCAAGGCTAATCCTGCTAGCTATGGCATGTGGTTTAGTCCTCCTGATATAGGCACTGAAGTAATTTGTATATTCGTTAACGGTGATATGAACTATGGTTACTATATTGGTGCGATTCCTAAACCAGAAGCATTGCATATGGTTCCTGCTATTGGATCAAGCGATAATGTAGTGCCAAACTCAGGAGAAGCCGCCGGCTTAGGTGGTGCCGAACGTTTGCCCGTTACTAATATGAATACGAATAATGAGGCAAAAGCAAATGAAAGTAATTTCTTAAAAACTCCTAAGCCTGTTCACAGTTATGTTACTGCAATAATGCAACAACAAGGTATTATTCGTGATCCTATTAGAGGTCCAATATCATCAAGTGCCAATCGTGAAAGTCCCAGCAGAGTTGGTTGGGGTGTAAGCACACCCGGTAGGCCTATATATGAAGGTGGGTTTGATGACCAAACTATAGGTGATGCGGCGAATAGTGGAAATCCTCAAGGCTTGCGTGTGATTTCAAGACGCGGCGGGCATTCTATAGTTATGGATGATGGAGACTTAGCAGGAAATGATCAAGTTGTAAGAATTAGAACTGCATTAGGTCATCAAATATTAATGAGCGACAATGGTCAAACATTAATGATATTACATTCAAATGGTCAATCTTATATTGAATTAGGCAAAGAGGGCACCATTGATATGTATTCGACTAACTCTGTGAATATTAGAACGCAGGGTGATTTGAATTTACATGCCGATAATGATATCAATATAAATGCGGCTAAAAAATTAAACATTCAAGCAGAATCTATCAATGTAAATGCTGAAAAAGATTTCAATCAAAAGACAGGAACCGATAGTAAAATTTATACAATGGGAACGCATACACATAAAGTAGATGGTCCAATGAGTATGGAAAGTTCAGGTGAAGCTAGTTATGCAAGTAGCTCAACAACTTATATTAATGGTTCTCGTATTAATTTAAATACAGGGTCTACATCAACCACCCCTGAAACTGTACCACCAATACCTGTCGTTGCACACACAGATACACTTGGGGATAGTGTAAAGGGATTTGCAGCCGCACCTGGAAAACTATTAAGTATTGCGACAAGAGCACCTGCACATTATCCATGGGCTAATGCAGGACAGGGTGTAGATGTAAAATCAAAACTATCTGCTTCAGAAGCGTTACCTACACCACCAAATCCAGCCGTCTCCGCAGTTAATGCAGCAGCCGCATCCACTGCACCCGGTAACCCAGTCACTGTAGCCGGCGCCGCAACTATGCCTCCTGTCAATCCCATAAGTAGTGCTTTAGATAAAAATACAACAGCCGCAATGGTTGGTGCCGTTGCTAAAAATGCGGCTCTTGGTCCGGCAGCCGCCGCAGTTCAAGCTGGTTCTGGGGTAATATCGACTGCACAGGGTGCTATAGCGTCAGTCGGTGCTTTAGGTTTAAATCCAAATCAATTACAATCCGGTGGTGTTCTTAAACCCGGAGCTGCGACACTAGTAAACAGCCTTGTTCAACAAGGTGCAAACGTTACTACAGCTATGACTAATAATTTGTTTACTGGGAAAGCAGGAGCAGAAAATTTAAATAGCCTAGTACAAAATACAACGGCTCAGGTAGCTACGCAGGTTGCTAATTTCCAACAGTCACAAACAGCATTAACAAACGCAGGATTGATGACAGGAAAAGAATCTTCAGGTAGTGTGGCAGGTCTAGTTATGTCCGGAGCTACAGCAGGTGTATCTTCTACTGTCAATGCCATAAAAAATGTAGCTGGCACCGCAGCCGGCGCGGTAAACAATTTAGTAGGTGGAGCACTAGGAGCAATTGGTGGCGCAGCCGGCTCAGTAACAAATGCACTGAATTCAGGAAATTTTGCAGCCGGAATCGCACAAAACGTAACAGGTGGTTTTGGAGCTATTTCTAGTGCGTTGGGTTCAATGGCTAAAGTTCAGGGCGTAGGTGGATTATTTGATGCGGCAAAAGGAGTTGCAGGATCAGCATTTGCTGCCATAACTAATTCGTTTAAGCCTTTGCAAGCAGGAGTACCGCAGAATCTAACAGCAATTGCAGCCGCACAAAACGCCGCAAGTGCAGTATCTAATGCAGTTAGCTCTGTTGCAGGTGGAGTTGGCAGCTTAGTTACTGGTGCCGCATCATCATTAACTTCTGGAATATCGGCAGCAACAGGAGCATTAACTTCGGCAGCCGGTAGTATAGGTGGGGCAGTTGGTTCTGTAGTTGCCGGAGCACAAAGCGTTACTAGTGGTATTACAGGTGCCGCATCGTCATTATCGAATGCAGCCGCTACAGTAGCTAGTGGTGTTAATGCATTACCGGGAGGGCAAAATGCTATATCTGCGGTGGTTAATAAAGCACCAGGTGCAATCAATCAAGTACCTGGAACTGAAGCAATTACCAGTTTAATCAACAATGCTTCATCATCAGTTACAAACAATATATCATTACAAAACAGCATATCCAGTGTCACTAACATAGCTGGCCAAGCTAGTAGTTTAACTAGTGGACTCACAACAGCAGCCTCTGGTATTATGAATAAGTTAAGCTCTGGTGCATCATCATTGGCGTCTCTAGCCAGCGCAGGTTTGCCAGCCGCAGCCGCTTCACAACTAAATTCTGCAATTGCCGCATTAAGTTCCGTAAGTTCAGTTCCTATTAAGTTACCTGCAGTAGGAATCAATACTACGGATAGAAGTACAATGGTAGCTCAAGTTACTGGTATTTTATCTGACAGGGGAATTCCTGCACCCAACTTTACTGGGAACATTACTCCCCCGCCGTCTTTATCAGAACTTAGAGAAAAGAGAGCAAAATATGAAGAAAAAGCTAAAGAAAGAGATGAGATTCATAAAGAATTAACTGCGGCAAAAAGAAAGTTTTATCAACTTAAAAATGATCTACCTGCAGGCGATCCCCAACTTAATGCCGCAAGGGATGAATGGTTCGCTTTAGTAGATAAATTCCAAGCGGCAGTTACCGAAGCTAACACTTATCTAACATAAATATAGTATGCCAGCATATATAGGATTCAGTACAATAGGTGCAAATCAACCCAAAACAACTAATGCTCAAGGGCAAGTCGACGGTGGATTTGGTAGTATAGTTAGACCAATCAATACCGGTAAAAAATTTAGATTGGTTGATCAACCATTGGTCATACAAGATTTTATCAATGCGTTAAACATACGTCAAGGACAAAAAGTCGGGCAACCCGGTTATGGAACCACACTGTGGGACTTCGTTTTTGAACCAAACACTGCTGATGTACAGTTTCAATTAGAAACAGAAATTCGTAGGGTAGCTAGTTCCGATCCGAGAATGGTGTTAAATTCTGTTAAGGCCTTCCCTCAAGAAGGTGGTATATTAATTGAAGTTGAGATGGCAGTTACTCCCTTCAATGATGCTAATATATTAAGTGTTTTCTTTGATAACGCTACAAACAGAGCAATTATACAATAATCTAAAAAAGTCGGTTTTCCAAGTATGATAAATACTTGAGAGAGAAAACTTATGGCTACAAGTTCACGACAATCAGCACTTTTTGGGGTAAACGACTGGAAGGCAATTTACCAAACTTTCCGTGAGGCTGACTTTAGAAGCTACGATTATGAAACTTTACGTAAAAGTTTCATTGATTATCTTCGTGTATATTATCCCGAAACGTTCAATGATTATATTGAAAGTTCAGAATTTATTGCGTTATTAGATGTCATTGCGTTTATGGGCCAAGGCTTAGCCTTCCGTAACGATTTAAATACACGTGAAAATTTTATCGATACTGCTGAACGCCGTGATTCTGTTATAAAACTAGCTAATTTAGTAAGTTATATTCCAAAACGCAATTTAACATCCGAAGGTTATTTAAAGGTTGTTAGCATACAAACATCTCAAAATATTACTGATTTAAATGGTGTTAATTTAAGTAACGTTCCTATATTATGGAATGATCCGGCAAACCCAAATTGGGCTGAACAATTCAATACAATTATAAACGCAGCCTTAATTAATACACAAAGAATAGGACGCCCCGGTAACATCGCTGATTTATTGGGAATAACTACCAGTGAATATACTTTAAATATACCTCCTGATAGCTTACCTATTGTGC